TCAAGTTCCTTGCCCACGGTCCCCTCCCTTGCCGCGAAGCTCCCGCCATCGGCGTTTCGCGGACTCCTTGCTCTTGCGCCTCGCTCCGCGAACGAAGTCCAGAGGCATCCACTCGCCGTCGCTCCACCGTCGCCCGCACCGGAGGCACGTTGAGTCGGGGCCGTACCACTCGTAGAAAAAGGTCAGGACTAGCGACTCCTTCTTGCAGTCGGGGCACCGCATCTTGCGGGCATCATGCTTGACCACAGGAGGGGCGCAGATGTGCAGGCTCCCTTCCATCACTCCCCCTTGCCGCGCTCGGCGGCGTAGTAGGCCAGTTCCTCCATATCAGACTGCGTGTACTTGCGCGCCAGTAGTTCGACAAGCCCTGACCATGTCCAATCGCAGACGTTCAAGGCGTCGATGATCTTCTTGGTAGGCTCATCTGCGTTAAGCCGCAGTTCCCCTGGTGACATCTTTGGTTTCATTCCCTCGCCTCCTTGCCGCGCTCGGCCTTGGTCCACTCGGCAAACAGGTCCGATATCCGGGCGTTGCTCGCCATCATCTTGTCTATGTATCGCTCAAGCTCGGCCTTGCGCCGTCTCGCGTCTCGTCCTTCCTTGATCGACGCAATCACCAGCAGTAACTGCGACAGTACGATCAGGACCACATATACCCATTGGTTCATTTCCTCGCCTCCTTGACGATGCGCTCGACCTCGGCGCGGCGCATGAGGACGATGGGCTTTGTCGTCGACCACAGCTCATCCCATATTTCGACGGACACGTAGTCCTCGTCGTGGTAGTAGATCACCACATCCCCCACCTCCGGCCCCCCGGCCACGGGCGCAGTCGGCTTTGGAGTCCATTTCTCATGTTCTTTGGAAGAGCAGGTATACTCCCGCGTAGCAAGCCACACGGGCTCCCTGCACCCCGTCCCGGTGTCCGCACCACTCCATGCACAGGTATGGCACCATCTCCGCTCCCCCTCCTCGGCTGGGCTCTGCGGCGAGGGGCGCCTACTCCTTAAATCCATTGGCACAATTTCGCCGCTCTGTATGAGGAACCCTTCGTATTTATCATCGATGGCCTCGGCCGCGGGCGAGGGGCGGAGCGACCGCCACAGGTCGATGATCGCGCCCTCTCCCATGCCGTGCGTCCGTAGGGCGTCCTGCCACTGGGCGTCGCGGTCGGTCCACGTCGGGGACGAGGCGGTGTATCTGGTGTCCTGTACGGTGTCCGACGTAGCGCCGGGCGATCCGTTGGATGAGCCGATGCCTCTATCGATTACGACAGGGCTCTGCGGCGAGGGGCGGGAGAGGAGGGCGACGTCGAAGCGATAACGTCCCCTCGATTGATCGGGACGCAGGTAGAATGTGTCGTGCCTATTTTCGGGTTCCGGGAAAAGCGCCTGGGCTTTTGCCATCGCCTCGTATTCGGTCTTGGCAATGACCCGCGCTCCTTCGGCCATGCGGATGCCGTAGTGGTAGCGGTCAAATGCCCACTCTCGGCTAGGTTGCGCATCACCCTCGGCGGGGCTCTGGCGGGCGGCGAGGGCAGAGCGCCATACCTGCGCGGCTACTGCCCAAATCTCAGAGCGGTAGCCATGGAAATCATCGCCAGTTAAAGCGGCCAGCCTGTCAATGGCTTCGTTGATTGCATCCTCGCGGGCCTTGTCGAGGTCGGTCATCGTGTCCCTCCCTTGGCCCATGCGGCCTCGAACATCTCGACCAGCTTGATGTTTTGGGCGGCCCTTGCGGCCTCCAATGCGGCGGCCCATGCGGCGTCCAGTGCGGCGTCCAGTGCGGCGGCCAGTGCGGCGTCCAGTGCGGCGGCCAGTGCGGCGTCCAGTGCGGCGTCCCATGCGGCGTCCCATGCGGCGGCCCGGGCGATGGCCCATGCGGCGGCCCTTGCGGCATACCGTGCGGCCTCCCATTCGGCGTCCAGTGCGGCGGCCCGTGCGGCGGTCCTCTTGGACTCATCGCCCGTCTCCAGGTACTCGCGGACCACGGCGGGCATGTCCCATAGATGCGCGACCGACAGGGCACACCACCGGGCAAACTCGCGGAACGTGTCGCTCAAGTCGATCCCGCCACGGATATAGGTCCGCTCCGTGGCGGCGCACTTGTCGTCGCCCTCGAAGATCTCGCCCGACAGCTCGACCTCGTAGAGGATGCCGCTTGCCGAGTATCGCAATGCGTCGACTAATTGCACCGATGCGTGCAGTCCGTGCTTGCGCAGCACCGGCGGACCCTCGACTTTGTGCGTCGTCCCGAGGGCGATCTTGCGCCCGTCGCCGTTCGCCAGCCGGTTGTCGGGCGGGGCGAAGTACCATGCTTTCATCGTGTCCCTCCTTCCGCACGGATGGCGGAGATTACTGCGTGCTTGTAATCGTGCGGTACATACAGTGCCTCCACCGCCTCGACGCACCGCTCCACGAGGGCCGCGTCGCGGTCAACTAGGCCATATTGGATCACTTTCGCAATCCTATGGGCCACAGGATCGGTGCGGGCGATCTTCATCGCATCCTCCCCTGCTTTTTCGCCATGCAGCCCTACGCCCAAGCCCGTGTTTACGCGCTCTATTAGCGAGGCGTCGTGGGCGGCGATGAGGGCGGAACCGCGCTCCCTGTTGTTTTTGCAGACTGGACAGTCGGGAGTAGCGCATTTTGTTAGCCCAATGCGGTAAATGGCGTCTTGGAACTCCGCCGCGTCCTCGCTCACCGGGGCCGGGACGAGGAGGGCGAGGGCGGCGGTGCGAAGCGCGTTCCGCCTATCCGCTCCGCAATCACAATCATTCCCTGCGTCCGGTTTGGAGCATCCTTCTGGCGAGGCTGGGCAGGTATACCAAGAGTCTTCGCAATAGTAATGGGGCTCAAGCTGCAGCGCCTCGCGCACCTGCGCGGACTGGGGGGCGGTGAGGATGGTCATGCCTCCACCCCTGGGGTGTTGCCGCAGGACAGGCACCCCGTGCCCATGGCGCAGCAGTCGCCGGACCTGTAGCCGCAGGGCGCATCGTCCTTGTCGTAGCCCTCGCTGTAGTAGTTAGTGATCGACCCGGTTGGCGGGGCCCAGGGCTTTAGTATCTGGGCAAACAATGGATGCAGTTCAGGCATGGATGTCCACCGGCAACACGGCAAAGTGGTCCACCCGCTGTATGTCAATGCGGTTCACCACCGCATAGCAGATTCCCTCTTTGTTGGCCGTAGTAAGACTGTCCCGTGCCGATCCTGCCACATAGTAGGCATTTCCCTTTGCAATCAGCCTTTTGGCATAGTCCCTAGTGATGATCATCTTGACCTCCTGTTATCTCGATACTCCTACCATACCACCTATTCTCGGCCTGTCAAGCATAAAATGTAGCTATTTTAGCGACCTGCCCATACGGATCCTGGCCCCGGCTATCTTTCCTGCCACTGATGGACACCTGTCGCTAAACCGTTTCCAGCCCATCATGTGGACGCCGTTGGTATGGCAATAAAAGCATAACCCAAGCAAGTTCCAGTCCTCGGTTGGCCCGCCGGACTTCTCGGATACGATGTGGTGGGCGTCCTTTGTCGGCTCCATCCGGCAGGCTTCGCAGACAGGATGGGAGGCACGGTACTCGGCCATGACCTTGCTCTCGGCGGCTGGCCTGCGGTGCTTTTTGGACGAAATGAAGGTACGGCGCATCAGTGTTCACCACCTCTTGATGCTTTTACGGGCCCCCAAGTGCCATCTAGCTCAGCGAATCGCATGACGCCTGGCCTGAACAACATCGAAATATCCCCAGTAGCCCCATTGCGGTTCTTTTCGACGATTAGATCGATCTTGACTTGGCTTTTGGTTTCGTCTACAAACCCACGGTTAAAAAGAAGGATCACCATGTCAGCATCCTGTTCGACGGCACCGGAATCACGAAGTTGAGATAACTTGGGCCGTTCCCCTTGGGCTTCTCGCGTAAGCTGGGAAAGCACTACCACAGGGATATCAAGTTCACGGGCCAACCCTTTTAATGACCGGCTTATCTCTGCCACTTGTTCATGTCTCGGTACGTTTTTCTGTTGATTTGAAATCAACGAAAGATAATCAATAAACAATATGCCTATATTCTCACGGCGGCGCATCTTGCGGGCATCAGAAACAAGGCCGGCAAGGCCGATCCCAGCAGCATCGTTGATGAAAAGATGCTGGACAGCCAACCTTTCGCAAGCTTCCGTTATGGCTTCGATGTCTCTTGTCCCCATAAGCCCCGACTGCACCCGCTTATACTCGACCTGTGCCCAGTCGGCTATCATGCGCTTGATGATGGCCGGTCCGCTCATTTCTGCCGAGAAAAAACCCACAGGGACATCTGCCCGCAGTGCCGCCGATGCCATGTTCAAAGCTATCGACGTTTTCCCTGCTCCTGGCCTAGCACCAATTACAATAAGATTCTGACGTTGCCACCCGTTCGTTTTGTCGTCGAGCTTGCTGAACCCGGTAGGGACACCTAAAAGGGCCCCTTTGGATTCTATCGCCTTTCCAATCTCCTTCGTAGTGGCACGCATAAAATCGATCATGGGCATATAGCCTATGCCGCGAATATCGGATACTTCAAGCAACGCCTTGTCGCAATAGGCAAACAGAGCATCAGCATCAAGATTTTCATCGTAGGCCATCTCGCCCATATCCCGCGCCAATTTGGCTATGCCTCGTTTCCGGGCCGTTTCCGAAAGTTGCTTGAAATGGAATCCTGAATTGGCCGTAGTTCCTATGTCTGTCAGATTGGCGACCTCCGCCGCGTCTTGGGGCATCATCAAGCCTATTTCCATGATGTTGGCCACAGCACCACGCGCTATCGTCTTTTCAATCCATCGAAACACTTCTAGACAAAAATCGGAACTGAAAAGAGCTGCCGAGATTGGATGTTCCTCAAGAACGCGATTATCCAGGAGGATAGCGCCGAGAAGGGCACGCTCGTATTCAGGATTAGAAAGGTTCTTCATGGTTATCCTCGTATTGCGGACATGCCGCGTTCGGGCAAATGTTATCGGAAAGTTCATGTCCGCATATCGGACAGCTAGGGGCATCTGGCGGCAATGGTTTGGCTCCCATGGATTCCAACACCCAAAGCCGGATAGCAGCCATGTCGTTTTTATACACCTTGCCTTTCTCAGACTTGTAGGCTGATAGTTTCTCGATTATTGCCAAAGACTGATCAACCCCATACTTTGCCACAAGCGCCGCGTGGTCCTTCTTTGATAGTCTCACGTTGGCAAACTCTCCCAGAACAATCCTCTCTTCCTCTTCCTTTTCTATTTCCTTTTCTATTTCCTTTTCTATTTCCTTTTCTATTTCCTTTTCTTTGTGGGTATGGATACCCTTACCATACCCTTTGGATACCCTTTGATTTTTAGTATCAAGAGGCAATCGAGTAAAGACAAACCCCTTGGCGGTCTTCTGGAATCTTGATTCAAGCCCGTGAGATTCAAGCAACGAAAGGTAACTTGCGTGCGGCTTGCAAGATGGTTTTAGCGGCCCGTACTGGAACCCACAAAAATCAACTAGCCACCATTTCCCCGAAGGGAGCACCTCTATGTTACCATTGCATTTCCTGGAAAACTCATTCCAGTCAACTTCTTGGCCGATGCAAAACTCGGCCCCTTTGGGATCAAAGTGCCATACTCCCACCGGATCGCATCGGGCGGTTATGAAATCCCAAGCCTTCTTTTCATGCGGTGGAAGGTCTCTATACCAAGGGCGATCAAATATCCCGGTATCAAAAAACCGTTTGCCCAATGGCTGCCCCCAAATAAAAAGCCGCCTACGAGTCCCCCCGGCAGAGGTTAGGGAAGTGACAGCTTCCCTGGACTCGTAAACGGCTCTCATAGTATGCCCCTGTCAAGGCGCATTGTCCACCTCTGCCGAAGGAGGACGCGGATATTGTATCCTAAATCATACTCCGAAGTCTAGTATCCCCGTGGTGCATTCCCGCTCTATGGCCTTCATGTTGGCCACCGCCTGCCGATAGTAGCTTTCCTTCAACTCTATCCCGATGTATTTCCGGCCAAGCTTGATGGACTCGTAGCCCTCGGAGCCGATGCCCGCAAAAGGTGACAGCACCGTATCCCCTGGGTTCGTCCAAAGCTGAAGCGCCCGATGGATGACCTGAAGCTGAAGCGGGCATATGTGCCGCTCGTCCTTCTCGTCACGGGCCGAATCCTTCTGCAAGGTGTCCGAAGGGTTGATGTCCATCCATACCGGGCTTGCGTACCGCTGCCAGATGTCGATTGACAGCCTGCCCGTTGACTGAAACGTCCCTTCGGCACCGCAGTAGTGGTCAAGCTCACCCTCGACCGGCTCGGGATTGACCCCCGGCTTCCTCATGGTGACAAGGTAATCGGGCACTCCCTGCCGGCTCATGGCGGAATCCTTGACAAGCTGCTTGTGCAAGAGCCCTATGGCCTTCGTCCTTTGCATGGCCGTCACCGGGTCTTTCCAGATGCAGACTTCTGAATGGAATATGAATCCTTCGGCTTCAAAAGCCCGGATAAGGTCGCCCCGGAAGTCGCGTATGCCGATGTAGCCGTTATGCGTCTTGCTTGTGGGAATGTTCATACAATGGAAGCTGACAAGCCGTCCCGGCATCAGTACCCTGTAAAGCTCCTTGATGAGGTATTGGAAGTGCCGCGCGAACTCCTCGTCATCCTTGGAGTTGCCCATGTCCCTGTCGGAATTGGAATAGGTGAACAGCGAGGCAAAGGGCGGCGAGAATACCGAGAAGTGTACGGACTCGTCCGGAAGTTTCGCAGTATGCTCCACGCAATCGCCAAGGTACACGGTCCAGCCGTTTCCAGATTGCACGCCTTCCTTGTATTCATCCTTTGTCCTCGTCATGCCCTTGATATTGGCCTCGTTTATCTCATGCATGTTGGCGACCATCATTTCAGCCATTCTATTCGCGTCCTCCTCTTTGCGTTGGATGTTCTTTACCACGGCTCCCTCGATGTCCGATGTGACCACGTAGCAATCGACAGGATCTGTCTGGCCAAACCGCCAGCATCTTCGGACGGCCTGGTAGAACTGCTCGTATGAATCGGACAGGCCCACAAAAAACACGTTATGGCATGACTGGAAGTTCATCCCGAACCCTGCGATGCGCGGCTTCGTGACAAGCGTCTTGATGGCACCTTGCGAGAAACCGAGAAGCGCATTGACCTTATGCTCTTCGGTATCGGCACCTTCAACCTCGATTGAATAAGGTATGGCCTTCGTGAGTTGATGCGACTCGTCATTGAGATCGCACCAGACTATCGACCGTGAATCAAGACTGTTCACCTTGTCGGCGCAAGCCTTGACCCTGTCGGCGATGCTGGCCCTCCTGGCTCCCCGCCTTTCCTGCAACGTCTGGGCCTCGACCGCGAACAGCATACCATCGGTCGGCTCTTCGGTATGCACCGTTATCTGGTGCATCCTCAGTTCAGGCAGGATGAACTTGCCATCATCGTAACCAAGATCGGAAGGCTTGCGGATCATCACGGCCCATGAGCATATCCACTTCCAGAACTCGGACTCGGCATGGCCCTTGAGCCGCCATTGCTGCGTATCCCCTCCATCATGGACAAAGAACATGGATAGCATTTCCGTGCGCTTCATCGCTCCGAGAAACTCGGCATGGTTGCCAAGCTCCATGAAGTCGTTTGGAGCCGGAGTAGCCGTGCATGCAAGACGATATTGCACTTTGCCGAACCGCTCTATAAGCTCGGTGCGATACTTGCCCGTGTAACTTTTAAGAATCGACGATTCATCCAGCACTATCCCGGTGAACATCTCGGGATCGAAATGCTCTATCCGCTCGTAGTTGGTTATCGTGATCCTCGATGTCACGGAGCCATCGGGCGAATACTCAAGCGGGTCCTCATGGAACTTCTCCGCCTCGCGGATGGTCTGTGCCGATACCGCAAGCGGAGCTACGATCAGCACCCGACCAGGGATGTGCCGGGCCCACTCAAGTTGCATCGGGGTCTTGCCCATACCGCAGTCGGCAAAGATCGCTGCTCGTCCGCGCTTCAACGCCCATGACACGATGTCATGCTGGAAATCGAACAGCATGGGATTAAGCTCCGGCACCATCGCCAGCCCCGTGGCCCTGTCCACGGTTTTTTCTTGTCCAAGAACTCCTGATAGTCCATTTGACCTCCTGTTATCCTAACGATTGCACATACTCCTCTATTTCGTCCAGCATCACTATCGGTATGCCCAAACAAAAGGCCATCAGCCGCTCCATCATCACGCCCCGGCTGTCCTTCCATCCAGGCAACTGCACCATCACCGTGGCCTCGCGCATCATGGACAGGTCGGTGATGATGTAGTCCAGCCATTCCCAATCATCCCGTAGCGGCGTCTTGGCAGGATTGATAGTCTGGTCCACCACGTTGAGGCATTTGGCCTCTGCTTTGGCAAACCTGTCTTTGTAATCCTTGATACCCGTTATGGGTCCGGAAAGATAGGCGACGATCACGGAACCTCCCATGTCAAAGTGTATCCCTGCTTGGTTTTATGGATGCCCCACCGCCGCATGTTCCTGCACGCCGATCCGCCCCACTTGGTGAGCCCGCAGGATATAAGGGCTTGCGCCAGACTAGGGAAGGTCTCCACAAGCCCGTCCGGCCTGCGTACCATTGTCGAGCGCAAGGGATCAGCCGGCAGGAACACATGCTTGGGTTTAGGCTCCCTGCGCTCGCAGCCATTGGCTGTTGGCTCAAGGAATCGGCCACGCGAGAGGCAGACACAATCAGGCCCATTGTGCCCCACGTCCGCCCCCCAGCGTGGATGAAGTACCTTCTCAACCACCTACATCCTCCGCGTCATTGGGCGCATGGATCGGGCAATCGTGGCTGATCCAGTAATGTGGCATACCCTCGACATGGCCCAAGGGATAGCCCTTGCCATGGCAGTTGTCAAGAACAGGGCAGGTGCAGCCCTGCTCTATGGCCTCGTCGCTACCTGGCTTTGGTGCCATTGATCTTGCCTGTTAGATAGTACGCCACCGCCAGAAGGCCATACGAGAACAGGGCAAAGACGCCCAGCACGTACACGCCCCAGTTGAACCCTGTTTCTGTCATCATTCCTCCTTAAGCCGTATGTTCCATTCGGCCGCAAAACGATGGATGACATCGATGAGTATCGTTGCTTCTTCCACCGTCGCCGTGGACTCGCTCTTGGGAACCACTGATCCATCGGGCAAGTTGGTATATGGCCAACCCTGCGAGATGGCCTCGGTTTTCATGAACATCTTGACTGCGGTGAAATCGTTGCCCGTGTCTTGGGCGATCTGGGCGCAGTGGCCATTGATATGCGCGGACTGGCTGTACTTGCCCGTGGACCTAGCCCGCTTGGGAAGCTCGATGACAAGCCGGAACCAGTCGCCGCGCTTCTCCCCTTTTCTGCACAGTTCCCGCCATGCATCCTCGTACTCCCTCGGCAAATCAAACACGATCCTGCCGACAAAAGCCGTGTTGCGATGCGCGGCGGGAATGTCCATCACCAATCCCCAGGCACGTCGTCGGTGAAGCCATCGGCCCCGGTCTGCGGCGTAGATGTGGCGGGCTTGTGGATCGCCTTTTCCCGCGCATTGCTGACAGCCGGATGGATGTAGCTGGAATCAGTCTCGGGTGCCCAGTGAAGCGTGATATGGCGCTTGCCATCGGTGCCCACCTCGCACGATGGATACATTACGGCCTGCACCTTCACCTTGCCGGCCGGAGTAGGCACGAGGTTAAGCTGGCAGGGCTTGCCCTTGATGTTGTCCAGATCGAACGCCGCCCGCTCGGCCTCGGTGAAAGGCCTTCCTCGCCACGATACAAGGTCTTTGCCCAGCGTGCTTTTCTCGTGGATCGACTTGGTGTAGAACTTGCCGATGGTGAAATGCTTTCCCTTCGAGTCCTTTTCCTCAAGCTCCCACAGAACGAATACCTGCTCCTTCGGATTGTCGCCCTGGTTGAAGCCCGGCTGGAGCCCGAGGTCATCCACGGTGATGCAAATCGCCCTATGCACTCCCACGCTGGGAACCTCGAAATCCTGTCCGCCTGAGTCTTTCACAATGATGCCCATTCCTTCCTCCTTGTCTTTTCGTTCCATGCCAACGGCACGGTTTACCATCTTTCCTTGACTATCGTGCTTTCATGCCTCGACAAATCTTCACCTACATGGAATGAGTTTGTCCGTTCGTTTCTCAGCCGCTCGCCCAACGTCTCACTGGCTACGATGGAACCGTCAGCCATTGCCATGAACCCGCGCTCGCTGGCCATGCGCTCGAACTCTTGCCGGTCGGCGATGTACGTCCAGTAGGGTACATTCCTGGCCATGCTGCGCCCGATGGAGCGCATGGTCGGTGTCCGGTCGAGCCTGATGCAATTGTCGCACTGAACCTTGAATCCGCCAGAAGCATCCATCTTGCACCCGCAGACGTCACAGAATATAGGCGGAATCACTTCCTTGTCTTGCATTTCAGGGCTTCCTTTATTTCCCTTGCTTCGCCGCTTGACAGATCCACGCCGGGAAGCACGCCGGGCGGGCAGATGATGATCCTGTCCTGATCATCCCGGTAGACATCCAACCGGACGCCCGGTTTGAGGCCGAGGTCGTTGAGCCATACGGCGGGAAGCGTCAGGGCACAACCCCGGGCCCCGCGCTGGCTCAGTCGGTAGGATTTGATCTTGATGGCCACAATCCCTCCTTATACGGTGATTTCGCAGTACTCTGCGATCATGTAGGCCACGTCCTGCGGATCGGTCATGTAGATGGCCTCGTCCTGGTTGTAGCACCATTCGGCCACCGACTCGTCCGTCTCGTTGAGGCCCAATTTGCGGCAGAGTATGGCGATGCGCGCGAAAAAGTTGCTGTTGTCCATATGACCTCCCATGCTTGACCTATACCAATACTATCCCAATATCGGCATATGTCAAGCATAAAAGGGACAAAAACGCCGGGGTATATACCGCCCCGGCCCGGTGTCCCAAGGTAGCGAAACTCGGGCTAGTGGAAGATGAGGACTGCCAAGGTGCTGGCCAAGCCTATGGCCGAAACACCCCTCCAGACCCATAGCTCAATGTCCATAGTACGCTTTAGCCGACTCAACGAAAGCTCGGATAGCAGCAACGAGGACCGTAATTCGCTCACCAGAACTTGTGACTTTGCCAGCTTGCTTGATAGCTGTTTCGAGCCGTTTAACGCCACTTGCAGCGAGTCGCTGAGACTCTGCGAGTTCGCTCGTAAGCTCTCCGCTTCTGCGCTCAGATTCAGCAAGAGCAAGTCTAGCTCGTTCCAGTTGATGCCGGGCTCCTCCTGTGGCGAAATAGTCGATGGCGACAACTCCACCTGAGCCCAGGATAATCCCAATGCCAAGAAGGCAAAGGCCAGTACTGACGCGCATCGCATCCTCCCTCCTATGCCATCTGCATGATGGTGTTCCATGCTATCCCTTGGGCCACGGCGTTGGCCATCCGGGGCACGAAGTTTTTCCTTCTACCGGCCCGCGATTTTTCCGTGTTGCCCATCTCGTCGGGCGATACGGTCTCTTGCTTGCCCACGATGATCAGCGCCACGATAGCCGATATACCCAATCGCCATACATCAACGGTAAAGTCGATGTGGCCGTTTGTCTTGATCATCGGTATATAATTCGATGCCACGATGCCAACCATGGTCAGGACATAAGCAAGCAGATTGTCGATGATGTCCAAAGTCTTTGACCAAAATAGTTTCACTTCTTGCCCCCGTATTCCATGGTTGATAGCGCTTGGTGCAAGAGGTTAGCAAATAGGTTCACCCATTTTTCATCGTCATTTAAGGACGATTCCATGTGGAATAAGATGCCATGCACCAATTCGTGAATAAAAGCCTGTTCGACACGGCTTTGCGGTTGCGGCTCTGACTCAATCTCAGGTTGGATTGCTATTTCGCTATACCCCAGTCTAGCCTCTCCACGATTGCCGGTCTTGGCGCACAATGCAGGGTCCATAGTAACAATGAACCGCTGGCCATGCAAGGTGAAAGCTTCAGGTATCCTGACCCGCATCCTTGCCCTCCACAAGCTCATTGTATCTTTTCCTGCACAGTCCCTCTGCCCTGCCTAGAACCCGTGCCACATGGGATTTTACCTTGACTGGCCAATATTTCAATAGGGCTGCGTCCTCTTCCTGGGTAAATGGCTTGGGGCCGCCCCACCTGACATCAGGCAAGGATTCGAAAGCTTCACGCAGTTTCTCAGGGATGGCTATATCCACGTTTTCACGCATGGTTTCCCCAGGTAAGTTGGTTGTACCCTTCGCCATGGACAAGCCGTACAGGCATCACTACGGTCCTATAGACGGGTTCGCGGTCCTTGTCCAACTCCAATACCCCGAAACCCACAGTGTACGTCCATGCCATGTACCTGCGCCCATTGGACGAGTCTATAGGCAGACAAAGACATGGGCAGGTGATGGACATGCGTCCATCACGCTGGACGGAAATGGCATAATGGACGTGCCCGCGTAGTATGATATCCGGCGCATCCTTTGACTCGATGAAGGCTTCGTGCTCCATCCTGGCCAGCTCTTTGAGCGCAGGTGTGCCTTGCCCATAAGAAATGTCCGAACGTCCGGTGACATGCCGCACATGGATTTTCCAGCCCTCGACATCGAGCTTCTGCACATCCTTGATCGAGCATCCGAGGTCATCGGCTATCTTGTCCTCATATTCAGCCGGCCCGTTTGTGTGGAAGGGCGAACCACGCACAAGGAACATCATCGATGGATCTACGCCAGTGGCCTCAAGCACCGCAGTGGCGCACCGGGCCTGTTTTCGTACATCGGAGAAAGCCGTGGACAGCGTACCCTTCTTGCCCTCGCCATCCACCAGATCGCCGCATCCAACAAGGAAATCATATGGGCCATACATGCCCATGTTCTCGTAAAACCAATGCCAGAACGTTTCCTGAACCGATCTTAAATCATCCTGCATGAAGCCTGGAGGCGTGAGCCCTCCCACCGATCCGCAATGCAAATCCGATAGAATAAGGCCGCGTTTCATGATGCTCCTTTATGCCCGCGTGAATATCCTTCTTGATACCAATCGGCCGGCCGATACGGCCCGCGAATCGATCCAAGGGTCCCAGAGTATCCGCGATTTGTCCAAGGTTCCCGATCCCTTGCCCCGGACAAAATGCGCCGTGTCCGCCGATGGCCGTTCGTTCGGCAACAGCGGGCGCTCGAACCTGAGTATCTCGTATTCACCAGCCACGAGAGTGTATGCCAGCGGAATGTCATAGGGCTTCCCTGCCGAATCTTTCCCGTCTCCCGCCTTCCTGATTTTCCATGATTGCTTTGTCAAAAAGCCAAGGATGGCGGCAGGGTCGTTCATGAAGGCATCCTGTCCAACCCATCCACGGGACAGGAACACATCGAAAAGGTCCAATGGATCAAGTTTCCCGGCCCCCAGCTGCTCGGCCAGCGACAAAATGGACAGGTAGTAGCACCCCGTCTTTCCGATGGCCGCAGCGCGCCGCTGGATATCTTGCGTCACCGTGATTCTACCTCGTGGACGGTCTCGATCTTGACGATCCGGCCCTCGTGGTTTTCCAGCCTGCTCGCATGATGATCGGTTATCTGCTTGAGCCCATCCATGGCCCGCGTGTTGTTGCCTACGATTATCGACAGGACAAACGATACAAGCCCGCCGATGAGCGTGAAGCCTGCTAGGATGACGCCTATGATCTCAGCCGTTGACATGATTTTGCCTCACTTCATGCGATAGGATATGGTCATGGTTGGTTTGTCCAAGTTGTAGGTTATCCCGGTGACTTCGCACTCGGTGGTTGTTATCATGGTCGATTGCCCGCGCGTGAACTCTATGTAGACCGAATCCCCTACCTCTAGCCCGTAGTAAGCCATGCCCACCTCGACAGTGCCCCGACCATGCACGGCGTCGAAATAATCCATGATGGTCTCGGAATAGGGTATGGCGTAGGTCTCATCATGGAGCCATGTGGCGAACTCGCGTTCGTTGTAGACCTTGTATCGAGAGAACGCCGTGGCCTCGTGGTCTATGTTGGTGTAGGCGTTGTCCGACGTGGTGCCCGTCCAATCGTGATTGTACAAGATGCGGCAGGACGATATAACCTCGGTCGGGTCGTACGACACCTCGTGTCTACCGATGGCGTCATAGGATTGGATGGTGGTGGTCGCGGTGACAGTGGCACCGATTGTCTTGAAACTGTATAGCCCGGCCTCGTTGATCAAAAGTACACCAGGGACTGAGGCGCATATATTCTCGATCATGTCTATGGCCGACATGCTGGTGGCGTTGTATCCTGCGCCCACCTTGATGGTGACAAGCGGCGCGGTGGCCTGAGCGGCGGCCCATGCGGTGGTGTCGTAGTAGGTGGATGAGTAGGTGACTCCGTATGCGTTGAGCAGTATCTCGGCTATGGCATCGAGGGCGTTCTTCGCCACGCATAGGTATTCAATCTGCCTCGACAGGCTCTTCCTCTTGTCGGTGACGCTTACAGTGACGGTTTCCTCACCAACCTTTATGGCCTCGACGCTTCCGGTGTATAGACGTTGATACTCGGATATGTCCAATCCATCATATCCAAGGTAGACCCGCGCCTCGTTCCCGTAGACATCCTGAGTGGCGAGAGTATCAAGATCGCCATCGGTGTTGATCAACTCAAAGCTGCCGGTGTCGAATTGCAGTTTCCCGAAGAACATGGGATCGCGGGATATCGACACCGAGGGCGAACCTCGTAGCCTGCCCTCGTACAGGGTGTACGATCCTGTCGGGACAAACTCATTGAAACTGAATCCGTTTACCACGCCGAGGGCAATATCATGCATGATCGGATCGTCGTACATTGGTGTACATACGTGCACTTCCCGATTGGCCCGATCATAGTAGAATGAGCCTGCGGTAACCGAGGCAAGACTTGTCTTCTGCTCAAGCTGGATTGAATCCACATACACCGATCCTACATCACCGAAAGCCTGCACCGTAAACCCACTAAGCAACGTGGCATCCACCTCGGGATACAGTGCGTCAAAGTTGACATACCAAATCCCAGCTCCGACGTTGATCCACTGGACATTCCTGGTGCCGATGTGAATCTGCAGCAGCACTCTGGCTGGGGCTGTTGATTTGGCGGATTCGGTGACGAAGCTCATACTACCACTCTATTATGAGGTGAGCCGGTCCACCGGGTAAGGCTGCCAATAGTCCACTAATATCCAACGCACCATGCCCTCCTGGCCCCCAACTCCCACCTCCGCCCCCACCACATCCAGAAACATTTTTAACCTTTCCTCCGCCTCCACCGCCATATCCAGCAGGAGTAGGGTCAGTGGGGCCCGCACCATTCATGATTGTGGTGATTCCCCCGGCTTGGAATCCGGGAGCACCATCGCTGGCGCTGCCAAGCACAACCCCACCGCCGTTGCCGCCAGCTCCGGTGCCTGACCCGATGGCACCTCCGGCGGACAACCCGGCCCCCGCCACTGCATTGGCTCCACCATTCAGTGTGAATGTTCCGGTGAGCCCCGCTATTGTGGTGGGTGATGATGATGGCCCCAATGTTACCGTCAAGGTCTCACCAGGTATGACGCTGAAAGGCTCTTGGATGGCCCAACTACCACCACCACCACCAAACATCACCGATCCGGAAGTGGCACTATATATCCCATCGCCTCCTGCGGCGCACCCTGTGACATACACTCTGGTGATACCGTATGGAATTATGATCGTGCCTGATGTGGAGAAGTGTGTTATTCTCTTCCTCTGGGAATCCGAAGCTGGCCCATTGTTTTGCCCATACACAAACTTGTGATGCTGGCTGGCAGCTCCATTCTTATAAGCACTGCCGATGATCCGCGTGGACGATGCAGCCGACGCGTACCAACCTTGCTTGCTTGAACTCCACGTTGGCGACGTGGCTGTCCATGAGGCGGAGAGTATTTGTGAACCGGCGGTTCCAGAAGGGACAACGGCAAGATATGCGGTAGTGGCCGTGGTGATAGCAGTCCATGATGTGGCATTGGGAGTGATGTCGCTATCAGCTTTGAAAAAGGCCCCAGCTACTTCCACTCCTGACCCACTGGCGATCAAGGACAATGATGTGGATGTATAATTGGTCAGGCTCACGCCCATATATCCTATGAGTCCGGAATTCAAAATAGTGACACTCGTGCTTATCTGGCTGAATGCCATTACAGTTCCTCCTCAAGTACGATGCTCCACGTGAAGCCATCCCGGTCCTTTTGCGTAAAGCTCAGGTCGCCGTTGATGCTCACGTAGCAGGGTTCAACCAGGGTGTAGTCCCTGATCGTATCGAAGTTGCAGAATATCATGCTGCTATGGTTGCCTACAGCCTCCCGCATGACCGTCAGCGGGTAGATCATGTCCTCCCGCGTGGCCGGGAAGCTCAGGTCGAATACGCGCCATGAGTAGCCCGGCGTGGCGTACTTCTGGCGGTCCTTCCCATGGGCCACCACGTCAGAGTTTTTCATGGTGACCTTGAAACCTTCCAAGGCGGATGGATCGATAGTCAGGTACTTGCCCAGCCACATCCGGCCGACCTCGATGGAGCCCTGGCCGTAGAAGTAGAAGCGCCAGTACTTGTACACACTTGCGGTAGTGGCGAAGTTGAGGATGGCACCATCATTGACCGTCAGGGTTGTGTTCAGCTCCGGCGTGGTCCAGTCTAGACTGTTGTTTGTGGCCTGTATCTTGGCGATGGTGCCATGCAGGATGTTATGGCCCAGTATGGCGGTAGTGTTGATCCCATAGCCGCAGTTTGGCTCCCACTTGCCGACAAGGCTGCTATTTTCTCCCAGCCATCTGGTACCCGCATACAGTTTGCCTATCTCGGCAAGAGACAAGACCCTGCCGTATATATGCGCCTCTCCGATGCTACCGGCAAAATAGTTGTTTGATGCGTATGCGCCTATCTCAAGGGCGCTGGTGGGAGCCACGGGAGTATTGGTCAGCGTGCCAGAAGACACAAGCACGCCGTTCTTATAGGTGGTCCACGTCTTGGTAGCGGCCGTATAGGTAAGCACATGGTAATCAAGCGCCGAGGTAAGCGCAAAGAATCCACCGCTTTCAGATGCACCCGCCCGGCCCCACTGGAACGAGTAATTTGAGCTTGCGCCACCTGCCTGTGCGTACACACCATTGGTGTTGAATCCCGCGCCAAGTCTGAACAATATCCGCGTGCCCGTGGTGGATGACTCCGAGGCCCATATGCCCACGCTGAAGTCGCTGACTATACCCAAGGTTGGAGAGTAAGCGATCCTGTCATTGACGCCGTCAAATTGCAGGATGGTGCCCGATGTGGCTGATACGGATATCGCCCCGGATACCGTGCCCACATTCCCATTACCGCTCAGGTCCGGAAGGGTGGTGGTGTAGGTGCCATCGCCAACGTAGATGAAGTCAGCGTCAAAATATCTGCCACTTGTTCCTGCATCATTAGATAAATAAAGGTTCGATGAAACAGACGGGAAATCAAATGATATGTTTGACCACGAAGTGGCAATAGAAAAAGAGGAGTAAGCAGTCCCTGCCAAAGTGGATGCCACAATAGTCATGGCACTACTGCCGCGTATCCTGACTATACCTGTCTTCGCAGATACCCCGGATATCGTCCTGTATATACCAAAAGTAGTGGCAGATGCCCATATGGCACGTATACAGCCAGGAGCCGAGGCCACACTTATCGTCGCGCTACCGCCAGCTACCCATCCGTCATTGGTCGCCCATGCATCCTGTATGTACGTTGTCCCTGTCGCGCTATCTGGATACAGCGGGAAGGTTGGCAGAGTGAAAGTGACCGTCTGGGCCGTAGCTCCGGTGTCGCTCATCCACCGCTTGGCCAGCCGCTCGTCCTGCACGTTGGTGGCCGGGAAACTCGCGTCAGAGGACGATGCCACCACCGATGCGGCGGACAGGCCATCCACTATGTTGTCGTACAACAGCCTCATACCACCGCCCCCGCGCTTATCAGCACCCGGCGGTTGCGCGTGGCCGGGAAGATCGTGTCAAGGAATGGCCGGGAATCAAGGTTAACCTGTAGATGGATATCACCACCCCCACCACCACCTGATCCCCCGCCCAAGAACCTGTTGAGCTCGTCCAGCGGGAAGATGACCTCGGGCTGGCCTGCCTCGGCTACTTGGGCCAGTGTGCCACCCGTAGATGGCATTACGATGCCGCCATCGGCAAAGGCCGGAGGCGCGGGAGGCTGTTGGCCAGCTATCACGCCAAGCTGCGCCGCGCCCAATATACCAGCCATGACCGACAGGCCAACTCCCGCGAACCCGCCGGGTCGGGCCAGGAAGCCGATGATGGCCGAAGCCGTATCGATGATGGCCTGCCCCGCCTGTAGCCTTTGGTTGGCTTGGAATGTGGCCAGATTGACGGCGTAGGCGTCCTGCGCGGCCTTTTTGGTTATAGCCGCCTTGTTTGCCTCGTATTCATTCTGGGATATCAACCCATCCTTGAAGCGCTTCTCGTTCGCGGCTAGATCGGCATCGCTCACCGCCGTGATCTGGTCTATCTGGTTTTTGGCAAAGTCATTGTATATCTGTGTGACCTTGGGGAGCATATCGAGGAACAGGAACATATTGTCGCGCTGTTGTTTCCACTTATCATTGTTTTCAACTATCTTAGGCAAGAGGCTTTCAAAAAGGCCATTGCCAAGTGGGGTAGCTTCTTTGTATGCCTCGCCCAAGGCCTCGACTGCGACTATGGTTTCCTCGACGTTGAACAGCGATGCTTCCTCGGCCCGTCTTTGCCTTCCTTCCATGAGTATGGTGGATATTTCTTGCCATTCTACCTTCCCCTGGATGCCACCACGCAGATTCTCGTGCGCTTCGGTGGATTTTACCGTTATCTTTATATTGTCGGCCTCTGCCTGTGCCGCTCTTGCCGCCGCTTCGCTTGCATCATCCGCCGCTATCTTCTCGTTGTCATAGGCATTGACTATCTTTTGCTTGGAACTTATGGTCTGCAAATCTTGCTGATGTTGCTTATAGCCTTCATCAGTAAGAGCCTGTTCCATGGTGAGTAGCTTATTCCCACTGTCTATTCTTGCTTTCTTTAAAATCCTATCGTCAGCGTCTATCCTTATCTGCGCCTTGGACATGAGCAAAAGGGCTTCCTCAAGGGTAGCCCGTCTTTTCTGCGATGCAGCATAAGCATCTGACTCTATCTTGGCTTGCTTAAAGGCGTTTGCAACCAAGAGGGTGGCCGTTACAAGGCCGACAAGGACTAGTATTTGTGGATTCTTGCCCAGTAGCTCAAGACCTAGTTTGAATGTAGCTACAGCCTTGGTAGCCACACCCAAGCCAAAGATAAGGGGCCCCAGCCCTGCCGCTAATCCAGCGACCACAAGAACGGCACTTCGGGTACCCTCATCCATGCGCGTGAGGGCCTGGGCCAAGGCAGATACATCCTTGACGGCCTCTTTTATCATCGGCATGAACTGGTCAACCATGGACCGGCCAAAGGTAGCCAGATCGTCCTTCATGGTGGAGATAAGCCCGTCCAGCGTCTTGGATGCAGTCTCCATGCCCTTGAAAAACAACCCGCCTGCGGCGGTGGCCGTCTTGAAGGCGTCCGATACCTCGATGGCAGAGACGCCGCCCTTCTCCATCCGGGCTTTAAGCTCGGCCATGGTCTCGCCCGTCTTCTTGCTGATCTCCTGAAGCGGGTTGAACCCTGCGTTGATGAGTTGCAAGAGGTCCTGGCCCATCAACCTACCGGCCGACTGAATCTGGCCAAAGACGAGAGCCATCGAGTTGAATCGCTGGTTGTTACCTCCGGATACGTCACCCAGCATCTTGAGGGTAGGCAGAAGCTTCTCGTTAGCTACCCCGAACTGCAAGAGCGTCTTGGATGCGGCGGCAAGGTCGGTGGCTTCAAAAGGCGTCACGGCCGCCATTTTTTTCAGGTCGGTCATCAGCTTGGTCGCCTTGGTGGCCGATCCAAGCATGGTTGTAAACGATGCCTCCAGAGACTCCATGGTGGCCGAGGACTTGACGGCGGCGGCGGCCAGACCCAGAAGCGGCGTGGTGACAAAAAGAGTCAGTGACTTGCCTACCTTGATAGCCTTGTCACCGAATGCGGTCAGTTTGTCATCGGACTTGTCTATAGCCCTGTCGAACTCGACGTTATCGCCGACAATCCTGACAATCATCTCGCCTATGGCCATCTAGATGTCCCCATACTTGGCGCGAAGTTGCGCCTTGCCTTCGGCCTCAAAGATTCTGCGGGCCTCGTCACGCATCTGCCGCAACTCCTTCGCGCTCTTGCCAAGGAGCCCCGATGACGTATCCTTTCCAGACCGGATTTCCATGCCCTTGTTGTGGTAGAGGAGTATCTGGCCGATGGTCATTTCCCATAACAGGTACTCCTTGGTGGCCCATGGATACATCAGGGCCATGCTCACGAACAGGCGACCAAGCCGTATCACCTCTTCTTGGTCGCCCTCTGTTTTGGGCCCGAAGCCTCCACGCCCGCATAGGCGCGTGTGAGGGCGTCCCTGATGGCGGTGGAGAAGGCCCCCACCTGATGCACATCTGCATTGTCCTTGAACCACTGAGCGTCCATCTCAGGATGCTTGTGGGAGCAGAACGCGGCGCACAGATCGATGGATAGTTCAAAAGCCCGCTTGGTCTTTTCAAGGTTGGACACGATTTCCGACTGGTTCATGCTGGTGAGTTCCTGCATGATACGGTCGATCTCGAATGTGATCCCGCAAGGGATGAAACTTACGTCAATGTCCTTCCCCCCGATGCGGACAATCCGCTCTTCGGGGCGAAGGATATCAAGGTCTTCTACTTTCATCAGCTTACCGTCTTCGAGAAGATGGTACCGGCGGTGGCGTATTGCTTGCACAGCACCGAGAAGCTGTAGACGTTCACCGGATCAGCGTCGTTGTCCGACTTGGGATTCATGGTGAATCCCGTAGTCATGAAGGCGTTGTTGATCACATAGGTAGTGGTCTGCGTGGTCCCGCCGGCAGCCAGCTTGCGCGTGTTGACCAGCTTGAGCCCTCGGCCCGATACGGCGTTGGTCTGACCACCGACAAGGAGCGAACCCGTGGAGCCCGTGATCGTGCCGTTGCTGAACACCGAGAAGCTCGAACCGTCGTACTCGATCAGGTCGATCTCGACGGTGGCCGTCTCCCTGGCGATGCCCTGGATAGGGTCGATGGCGTTGCCGGCCTGCGAGGTGTACGCCTCCGGGGCATAGGCGAGGCTCTTGACCATGCCTGCACCGAGGTTGATCCACCCGGCGGCGGCGGCGGTGGAGCCTGCCGTGGGATGGGTCGAGATGGTGTAGTTTCCGATCTCTATCTTGGAGTCGGTTACCGTTGCGTTCTGGTATACGGGCATTGTGTCCCTCCTTTAAGAGACCGAGGAAGTCGGATATACAAACTGTATGTCCACAGGCGCATTATACATATTGTCGGCGGTTTCAGGTATCACGCCCTGCGTCTGCCTGAGCGAGGCCCGTGATACCTCAAACCCTGTCTGGTAGCCATAGGTGCCTCGTCCCGACGTGCCATGGAATAGGTCCACCACAGACCTAGCTATCTGCAAGGCGGTGGCAGCGGTGACAGCCCGGCAGTTGAGGCTATAGGTCACCGTTTCGAAGCCATTGGCCCTTGTACCGCCGGCAAGCTCGAAATAGTTGATGGATGGCACCACCGTGCCGCCAGGACGCAAGCCATGGTATATCCGCGTGGATACCAGCGCCGTTATGGCAGTGGCGGCGTTGAGCGTAGCTCCGATGGCTTGGGCCGGCGTCATTTCATGTACTCCGCGAACTGCATCCTGCTGTTATGCTCAAGGATGGTGAGTGTTTTGCCTTTTGCCAAGTCGAGAGAAGGCCGAAGAAATGCTTGGGCATCAGAATTGACCGTGCCAAACTCGACATAGGGCGCGTAGAACAAGGGAGTACCGACATGGACCTCGTTATCGGTAGCAGGCGACTGGATGATCATGTCCAATATGGCAAGCCCGATCTTGTTATCTCCTGAACCATGGATAGAAGGGGCGTCAGGAACGGTCCCGAGGCCACCGAAAGCCTGCGTGGTGATCGAGGCGGCAAGGTAGCCTGTATCCTTGGGCGCAAGCAACTTCGCCTGGCCCTCGACGATAAGGCCGATCTCATAGGCGGACTTGCCCGTGACCTTGCGTCCGGCCACCTTGACCTCGGAGCCCTTCCAGACCTTGCTGACCGTGGTCTTCATCACTTCATCAGCTCCAGTCCCGTGACGGTTATCTCACCCTTGCCCATGATGTCGTCCGAAGGCCCGGTTATCCTGTAGGTGTTGCCGCCGTAGGTGACCTCAAAGTCATCCACGGTGAAGGTGTAGTCCGCGGGAAGGGTGACCAGGACATGCGTTGACATGCGCGTGATCTTGTCCGACAAGAGTGGCTTGCTCTGGCTCGGTGACCAGATCACGGCACAGGGCAGTGTGGTCAGGGTCGAGGCATGGGATGTCTCGCCCTGCCCGTCATAGGATGCCGTCCTGCGCCGGACCTGCACGTTGGTGAGGGTCAAGAGGTCACGGAGCATTGTCTAGCCAAACCTCTTTGAGGCTCCGGCATTGGGATTTGCCTTGCGCCAAGATGCTGTCTTGCCCATTCTCTTTTTGTCTGTGGACGCAAACATCTTCTGTTTGCTTTTGGATAAGCCAGCAGAATGAGCCCTCATGGCCCGGCTTTTCCAGCCCTTCTTGGCTCCCGCGCTATTACCCGCCATAATGGCCTCCTAATTCAATCTCGCGATGCGATAGGGCACAAGGGCCTCAAGTATCGCCTTGGGATAGCCGAACTCGCCCTCATCCCCGCCGTAGCTCTCGGACCACGGCCCAAGGGACCGGGACCGTATCCCGGCGGATACAGATGGCCGGACATCGTAGTCGTAGGCGACCATCTGCGCCGCGGCGTACTTGACCGGGTTGGGCCACTTCACCACCGACAGCAGGATGGACTGGCCAGAAAGCTCGTCCACCACCGTCGAACCCGTGGCAAGCGTGGCGACCTTCTGGTTGACCGACAGCAGGGTGTAGTATCCATCATTGCGATAGGATCGGTACACCATCATGTCGTCGCCGGCGAGGAAGTTCCAGCGCTCGAAATGCTCGGTCGAGCAGGTGATGGTCCTGGCCGTGGCGTTGAAGGTGACCAGCTCCTCGAATTGAAGCTCGGTCGTGAAGTAATTGTTGGTCAACAGGTTGATCCGGTCCTGGACTATGGGAATCAAGCCGGAGGCCGCGACGGTGACGGCGGAAGCGGAGATATTGGAGAATACCGTCACCTCGGTTGCCGTCACCACCATGCTAGGTCTCCCTGTAGTAGTACATCCGCACCGTCGTGACGCAGGTCGCGGCTCCTGGCAGGACGCGCAGGAGATGGACGCTCGACGCGCCCAGTTCCACCTCGGCCCTGCCGGCCTGAGAACCGCCGATCTCGGTCCTGTTGGCACCCACGCCCGAGACAGATCCGATGACGTAGGTCGTGAGGATCGTACCCGAAGAGGTATACGCCCCGCCCCAGACATGTGTCAGGGTCGAGGTATTGGCGCTGTTCTCGTTGTTGTTGTAGGCGACGATTGCCGTCGAGCCCGTGGCGGTGGCGTTGGGAGCCTTCGAGAAGGTGATCGTTGCCGGCGCGTCCACGTCCACCTCGGCGGTGAAGTGGTAGCTCGGAGAAGCCGGCGCCGTGATGAGGATGTTGAGGGCCGAGGCCGCGGCAAGCGTGTTGTTCTGCGAGGCGGTGAAATGCAGGCCCTTGTGGATCATCGCGTGGACGTGGTCTATCGCTATCAGCCCACCCATTTCGTCGGTAGGATGGAATCTGCTGGTTGGCATCAAGGGCCTCCTTCAAGAAAAGACGGGCGGGAGATTTGGTCCACAGGAGGTCAAGCCGGAGGAGGTGACATCCCGCCCGTCATATTGCTACTCGGTTGCCCTCGGGCGCTGGTACGCCTCGAACACCGCCGTTCCGGTCCCGACGATGTTGAACACGATGGTTCCCGCCGTGTTCAGGAAGCGGGCATCCTCGAAGTCCTGGCCACCGATGACGGCGGTCGTGGAGGACGCGATGGCGGTCAGGGCCTTGTTGCCCAGCCCTACCATGGAGTACCGCGTACCGGCAACGAGGGTCGGCGTCACCGATCCACCCGAGGCCGCGATGCGGACGAAGAGGTTGGCTACGTCGAGAGCACCCTGTGCGGTGCTGGCGACGATGGTGCAGGACTCCCCGGTGGCCACCGACGCGGATGCGGTGACGACGGCCCCCAGAAGAGTCGGCGTGATGACAGTGACGGAAGTGCTCGCCATATTTTCCCCCTTACCTTAGCCCGCAGCTTCGATGAGGTACATGGTGCAGAGGGCCTCCGGGCGGACAACCTTGGCACCGTACACGTAGAGGCCCTTGAGGCCGCTGTCGAAGTACGACTCGCGCTGGACGGGCTGGATCTTGGCGATCTGGCCCGCGTAGCTGATCGCGCTCCTGCTCCCGCACATTACCCGGTACTGGCCCGCGGCGGACGCGGCTGAGACGTTGTTGGACACGAGGATGTTGGAGAAGCCCATGGCCGATCCGACATACCCGTTGACGATGAGATCCGGCCCGACCTTCGGGACCGCCGTGGCGCTGATGCCGCCGATTTCGGCCATCAGGAGCTTCTGGTGCATCCACGGAGGGATGACGATCCAGCGGTTGTCCTGCGGCACGTTGGCCTCGGAGAGGTACCTGCCGGCGTAGGACAGCGTCTCGATGACGTTGCCAGAACTGACGGACAGACTCGACCCGGATGAGCCGATGTAGGTGGCCGATCCGGTGACGCCCGCGCCCGCGTACAGGGCCGCGATGAACTGGTCGATGGTGTTGCCGATGGCGTAGGCCGCCTCGTCCATGGCCGCGTTCATGACCTTGGGCGACTGCTGCACCGTGTCGATGTCATCGATGGCGAAGCTGAAGGACTTGGCCTGGTCGATCAGGAGCGTCTTCTGGGCGCTCGTCAGGGCCTGCCACGTCAGCGACCCGTACTTGGTGTAGTCGTTGACGGTGATCGGTCCGATCTCGTTGATATGGACGGTGTCGCCCATGCCGGTGATCTCGCCCTCGTAGTCGGTGTTGACCACGCCGTTGAACACCAGCGCCTTGCGGAGCCGAACGAAGAGTTTCGCGCTCCAAATCTGCGGTACAAAGTTCTCCAGACCCATACGGTCCTCCTTTCTATCCGGTCATGGCCTCGTCAAGAGCGCCATCCATCTCCAGTCTGATCAGATCATCCTGCGACATCGCGGCCAGGTCCGGCCGCCTCCCCTTGGGCGCGCCCATGCCAGGCTTGGGCATACCGCCGGCAAACTCTTTAGCCAACGAGGTCTTGATGGCCTCGGCCTCGGCTTTGTGGGCCTTGAAGTAGGACTCGGCGCTCTCAACGGTCGTGAAGTTGAGATGCTCAAGGAACTCAGGCCTGATGCCTTCCTTGTGCGCCAACTCCCTGATCTTGCCGTTGATCCTCTCGCGCTCCATCTCCTCGTCCCTGAGCCTGAGCTTGTCCTCGACCTCGCGCAGCCTCTTTTCGGCAGGAGTCTCCTGCGGGCTGAGCCTGAGCATTTCGGCTGCGATCCCGGCCTTGACTGCCGCCTCGATCTTGGCCTTGCTTTTCTCGTCATGCGTCTTGATGGCGTCGGTTACCCGCTGGTCCAGCAGAGGCTGGATCAAAGCCTTGCCCTCGCCCGTCTGAAGGTAGCCGGAAACGATATCCGGCGACACCACGGGCAGCCCTTTGACAAACTCGGCCACCTCGGGCTCTTTCGCGTTCTCATCAAGAAAAGCCTTCACATCCTGCAAGGTCATGTCATCCTCCGTCCCGTGCAGTCCCAGTGTCCTGCCGGTCCATATGCTTGGGCGGCCTGCCTCGCCGCCTGACTTCCACATTTCCCGTGGTGGGAAAGCCTGTGGGCTGTGGAACCTGGACAGACTGAGTGCCGTACCGCGCAGTCATGCTTGCCTGCCGATTAGCCCTCGCATCCAGTATCCTCTGCCTCGCCAATCCCATATGTCCTCCACTTATGATAAATTATACACCACAATGGGTGCTAGCGCAAGTTGTCACTTACCCTTCTTCTTGGGCTTCTTCTTCGTGACTCCCTTGATCTTGCCCTTGTTCTCACTGGCGTAGAACACCGATTCACCGCGCTTCTTGCCATACTCCTCCACCATCGCCTTCTTGATCTTGGCACCCTTCTTGGTAAGCGGCATGTCATACCTCCTTCAGCTTCTCGAATCCCTTCCGGCCCAGCCAGTCAGGATGATATTGGTTTGCGTATTCCTTGAAACTCTGGAATGGGAGAACGCCCTCGGCCCGCGTGCGTACAAGTTGCGGAGCATAGCCGGATATCTCGAAGCGCTCATGGCAACGGCAGTTGATTGATTGATCAGGCGGCAGGTTCGGATCGCCGGGATACTGTGCTTTGCCGATAGCGCCGTGATAGTACCCGTCCTTGGACTTGACCACGCCATCCATGGCCGCGTGTTCGGGCCTAGTCCTATCGTCGAAGGTGGCGTCCCAGACCATGACGCCCTCGACACCGTTCTCTATAGCCTTTAGGTAAGCATCATCCTGGCCCTTGTTCTGCGCCCGCTGGCCCTCGGTACGGACTATCGTCATGGCATTGGACGCTATCTTGAGGTTGGCCTTCTCGAGGTCTTTGGCCATCTGCGGATAGCTCTTGCCCAAGGTCAGGCCGTTGAGCAAAGCTGATCGTATGTGCTTTTTGGCATCGATGGTGTAGTTCTTGAGGGCGTTGGCAATCTCGATGTTCTTGGGATTGGCAATGTCCATTGCAGCCAAGTTGGCCTTGGTATTGACCATGCCCCAATCCAGCCGCACCCCGGTAGCCTGATCTATAGCCCATGCGGACTCGAAAAAACTGGCTTGATACTGCTCGGGCAGGAGGCGCTTGATGGTCTTTATGTTGGCCTTCAAGGCAGGATCAAGCCTCGCCAGAACGTTCTTTTCCATGGTGGCGTATTTGTTGTAGGCCGTCATCTCGGCCTTGGTCAGTTTCCCGTTCTTGGCCCACTTGGAATATATCAGCGTCATTTCTCCATAGATGGCTCGCAGAGCAAGGGCGAGGCTATCCTGTATCTCCTTGGCATAGAGCGCCTCGCGCTTGGCAAGATCGGCCAAGACTGCCTTTTGAAGCTTGGACAGATCAGGCATCGGCTATCCCGACAAGAGGACGGACATTGAAGCTGTACTCCTCGGCTATCGGCAAATCGTTGCCGTATGATCCATCATAGGTGCCGGTTACAGTCAGGGTGCGAAGGGAATGGCTATTGGGCTCGTATACAAGGTCCGACCCCGACAGCACCACCGACATGGATGTGGCAGGCGTCAGTGGGACATTGGACCGGGAATTGACGATGGCCCCGGTGTTATCCCTAAGCGACCAAAGAGCAGTCACAGGCACCATGGCCGACCCAGCCTCATCCACAAACGAGACAATGACCACGTAGGTGGAGCCCTCGACGGCATCATCTAAGGTTGGCATCACGCGGCCTCCATCATCGGATATACGTCTATCATGTCAATCGAGGGCTGGTACACCATAACTCCTATGCCCGGCTGTAGGACGCTTGCCGACAGGCCGGGTTGCAGGGCGCTCGCCATGGTCCCAGGCTGTACGCTCGTCATGCCTATGGTCCACTCGCCCGTTCCACGTGGAACGTAGGCCCTTCCAGCAAATAGGATCGTTCCTGATCCGGTGAAGGAGAAGGCCACTGCGCCGGAATACGAAGTCTGCGCCGCGCCCGACAGCGAGAGTGTGCCCGATCCCGCATAGGGCTGGGTGAGGTACGAACTCGCGGCCCCTGACAGGTCGATGGTACCCGATCCTGCCGTGATGTAGCCCTTGGATGTCGTGGCCGATCCTGACAGCGCTAGAGTGCCGGTCCCGGCCGTGGACAGGGTGAGGTAGCTAGATCCAGCACCCGAAAATGCCAGCGTGCCTGAGCCGGCGAAGGTATAGTTGGTGACAGCCTGGCTGGTGATCGCCGCCCCGGACAGGGCAAGCGTGCCCGATCCTGCATACAGGGTGCCGAATACGCTCCCGGCATCGCCCGTAAAGGATAATGCCCCAGCCCCGGCGAAGATGTACGCTTGTTTGGTCGTACCCGCGCCCGTGAAGGCTAGGCTACCCGATCCTGCGTAGATGTAATTCTGGCTGGCTGTCGCCGCACCACTGAATGACAGCGTGCCCGATCCGGAAAACGTGAAAGCCGCGCCACCTGAGAAGCTTGTAGTGGCAGCACCGTCAAACAGCAACGATCCCGATCCGGCATAGATGTAGTTCTGGCTGGCAACTGCATTGCCACTGAAGGCTAGGGTACCTGATCCGGTGCACGAGAAGGCGTTCGAGGTACTGCCGAAAAACCCATCCTGCAAGATCCATGCGGCCCGGTCATGCGGATCGCTTTTCCGCAAGATTGCGGAAGAGCGGCCACGCTCCAAGGCAGGGGCCAGATTGTCATTGAAGCCGCCATAGGACGGCCATTGACCGTCCTGGTAGCGCGTCATCCCTTGACCACCCGCATCATGCCAGAGACTATACCCGTGCTCGTGGTGGTACACATCACGTAGAACATGATGCTAGCGGTTGTAGGAATGTCATGCAGTCCAGCCTGCGCGAAGTCGTACAGAACACCGACATTGACCGTGCCCATGGGATACATGCCATGCTCTTTCAACGCCGTGATGCCATAACTACCAGCCACAGCCGAGGCCGTGGTCATGCGCGTGGACTTGATATCCACGATGGGATGTCCGGCGTTGGGCGGTATCTCTATCAGCTTGCCCGCCCTGTTCAGGGGCGAGGCCCCGCCAAGGGATATGGCGACGGTCTGGGTGGACGATGTAGGGCTATCGTAGGTGACCGTACAGGTATTCGCGGTGACGCCGATATCGGTGTAAATCTCAAGGAACCAGTGGACATCGGTGTAGTTTGTCAGGTCCAGGCCACGGTCAGACGGCAGGGTGAAGGTGTTGAAAGTGTTGAGCGCCGTGGTGTTGTGCGCCAATCCGCCATTGTGGACAAGCCTGTCGGCCACAAACAGGGCGTTGGTGACCGATCCCACTATGGCCAGCTTGGCGATGTAGGCAGTCTGGCCCGTGGCCACCTGCATGCCGTAGTTGATCGATCCTGTCGTATCCGTGATGGCGGTGACAACAGTGACCACCGTGGCAGTGGGAGCAGCAGGCTGGACAGGGATGCCCGTGGCCCGCCACAGGCTCCACTGCGAGTTGGCTCCAGTATTTGCGATGCTGGCCTTGGAAAAGAGGAAGGACTGGCCACTTGCCAAACCGGCTACGAGGCCGTCATAGCTTGATATAGCCGTATCATCCTCCCTTAGTCCGCAGTGATGTTCAGCGTGACCTTGATCGACCCACCGCCGGCAGGGATGACGTAGGGAGCGCCCGTAAACTGCTCGGCCCACAGCACCACACTGGCCGCTGAGTTGGTCACGTAGTAACCGTACACGCTCGTCGCCGTGGTGGGTAGGAACTCCTGCTCGGCATAAGTCGCCGTGCTTGAGGTTGTCCAAGAACCAGACAGTAAGGTCTTGGCCGCGTAGCCTGCGACAGCGCACTCGGTGAAGTCGCCAACAACCGAGGTCTCGGTGCAAACGTAGTTGTTGGTGTACAGCTTGAGCTTCGAGCCCTCGTAGGTCAGGGCGCGGGTCAGAAACTCCTGCTCGCCCACATTGGGTACTTTAAGCGCCATTGTTCGCTCCTTCCGGGGGTATCGGCTCGGAGGCCCCGGCATCTAGTCCTGTAGGCCCGAACTGCATGGCGTCGAAGGAAGCCTTCGCCTCCTCATCCTGCCTGTCCAGTTCCTCTTCAACATTGGGGATGATATCGTCCGGCATGATGTCTGCCTGTAACCACTTCGAGAATCCTGCCTGGTTCATGGTCAGGGCCGTCTGGGCGAACTCCTGTAGGTTGAGCGGCACATTGCGCTTGTGGCTGATGGTCACCATGTCAGGTGTCCCGGTAGGTCGGCCCAGCTTGCCCAGTACATCGGCCAGAAGCTCGATACGTCGGTACAGGCCAACATCAAAGTCCGCTTCGGCCGACGAGACAAGGTTCTCAAAGTCGAACATCAGCCGCTGGATGGCGATGCCCGAAGTCCCGGCCATCTTGTCGCTGGTGAAGTCTGGCACATGGCTCTGTATGTGTATCTGATCCCTGAGCGATTGGGCCATGTACTGGATGAACTCAGTGGGAATATCCTTGGTCAGGAACTTTATATCAGCGTCGGCAGGCAGGTTTTCGAAGATGCGCCTGCGCTTCAAAAGCTTCAGCGCCCAGTTTTCCTTGGTCGGGTCTTTCTTCTGGACAGGATCGGTCAGGCCAAACTTCTTCATCACGAGATAGGCAAAGGCGAATCTGTCGAACTCATTCATGCTGTCACTGAACAGCACGTCATAGGCATCTATCAGGCTGATGACAGGCTCGATGATGCTCTGGGCCTCATCGCCCATGTAGTAGGGCACCACAGGGACCGTGCCAAAGAAGTTAGGGCTGGCGGCCGTAGGGATGAGGTGCCACTTGTTTTCCAGGTCGTCCCGCGTCCTGTCGTACAGCTCCACCCTGTCAGGGTAGTACACTTCCACCTTGTACTTGTTTTTGTTGATCTTGTAGAACCGGATCGCCATCTTGATGTTGGGCTCCGGGGCGTAGTCATACAAAAGGATCATCTGGCGAGGGTCCACGGTAAAGAACCGAGGATCAACCTCGTTGCCTATCATGTCGAAGTACAGCAGCTCGTAGCTCAGGCCGAAGATGCCCGTGTTCCTGCCGGCCCTGGATGTCTTGATATGCTCGTTGTTGTCATCGAACACATGCTGTAGTTCCTGCATGAACACCTTTTCGGCAGGATTGGCAGGCATCGTCGCCGCATCCGCGCCCTCCATCTCCACGTTGGCCTTGTAGGTGATGTAGTGCGGTCGATAAGCGTAGCCAGTGAAGGTGTTGATGATCTTGCGGCCGTAGGGCACCACGATCTTGTTGTCAGGGTTGTTGGGATCGGGCGTCTTCCTATCCAGTATTTTGCAGTTCTCGCCCTCATAGTAGTCCCACATCTTGTCAAGCTCGGGCACTTCCTTGGCCTCGTAATCGGCTATCTGGGCAAGGATGTCATCCGAGGTCAGCGTGTCCTTGTCGGTACGTAGAAGGTCCATGGCAACTCCCTAGAGTCCCAGATCGGATGCGCTGTATTCAGAGGGAGCCCAGGTGGAGCCAGCATTGCTCCAGATGTACTCCGTGGCATACCGCACAGCCGCTATCGTATCATCATTTAGCTCGACAAACTGATCTATGGCGTTGCCGTCCTTGTCCTCGCGGCGCTTGAACTGCTGGATTTCCGCAATGAAGTGCGGGCATCTGGTGGCATGGATATGTATCCTGCGGTTGCACAGGTAGTCTATGCCGAAACGCAAAGAGCCCGCGCCCTTCTTGGCAGGAGTCACACCAGTGTATCCTTCCCTATACCATTCCTCGATCCTGTCAGGCTCGGCTGAGTCCGCCGTAATGGGCCACTGGAACGCCTTATCGCCAAAGTACTCGCCCATGTATCGGATGAAGTCCCGGTTTGTCCAGCCCTTACCGTATAGCTCGTCAAAGACGTATAGTTCGCCGTCCCTGAATCCCACCCGCTCAAGGGCCGAGGCGTGGGCGTAGCCAAAGTCCATGCCCTGGCTGACGTTCTCTAGGTCATCCTCGCCATACGGGAAGTCCTCGATGACGTAGTTTGTAAAGACGGCGTTGGCAAAGATACCCCACTTGCCAAGGACGTACACATCCCGGAAGTAGGGATCGGTTATCCCTTCCAGCCGGCGGATGGTGTCGGCATCTATGTGGCGGTTGTCCTTGTAGGTGCTGTGGTGGGTAAGGGCAGAGTCTTCCTGCCTGTCCCAGAAACGTTTTTTGATCCAGTGCTGCGCGCTGATAGGGTTCAAGGTCAAGGTAATCTGCTTCTTGTGCTTCGTCTCGCCACGGAGCCGCAGGTCAAGCTGGTTGAAATCCGCCTCGGTTATCTCGCTGGCTTCCTCAATCCAGATATCAGTTACCCCGTGGATAGACTTGAGCCGCTCTACATCGTCCAGTCCGGTAAACAGTATCTCGTTGCCATTGACTAGGCACTTCATGGACAGGTCGGTCTGCATGATCTTGAACAAGGCCCGCATGTTCCAGTCGGCCATGATGGCCAACAGCAGGTCGAAACAGCTATGCCTGAGCGTGGCAGCCACCTTGCGGACCACGAGAACCTTATGGCCGTCCTCGGCCATGACCTTGTATAGGAGCTTCTGAGCCGTGCTGAAGGACTTGGAGCTTGAAGCGCCGCCGACGAGAACCTGTATCCGGTCCTTGTTGGATACCAAGGGCCGGAAGGCCGGGTTCATCTTCTGGCTGATGGACCCGGTAAGGTTGACCTCGACTACGCTGGACATGGGCTAACCCCTTGCCCGTTTCCTGATCTTTAATGCCATTTTAGATTCTTTCCTCATAACAGCCCTACCCTTGGGCCCTTCCGACATAGAACCAGCCATGCGCATATTTGATGCTATGCCCTTAGGCGATTTCGACATATAAATAATCCGCTGGGCTTTTGGGCTAGTATTGCCTTTCCTGCTGCGCCCGGCCCAACCTTTCTTAGCTCCTGCCGATGTCCCTGCCATGCTAGCCCTCCTTGCATTTTTTAGGCATAATCCCAATCCGATTTTGCTTTAAGATTTTTATCTCATTCTTAAGCCGTGCGTTCTCATCCTTTAGCCTTGACATTTGAACGGAAAGCATAGTATCGGCCAAAACATCGACATCTGGCGAACAAGAGCATACAACCTTTACGCCATTGTCAATCTTTACCTTATCACGCATAAGGCTAATCCTCACCCTTGTCCGGTATCACCTTGTAGCTCACCGAACCGCTATGGTTGATGTCTTGGTTGTCCCGCCATCCTAGCTGCTTGAGCGAGAATATGGCAAAGGCCATGGGCATCTCGCCCATCTGAGCCTTTCTATCTAAGGCGGCCTCTTTCTTGGTCACTAACCTTTTGATAGCGTCGCTTAATTCGGCCATGTCGTACAGTTGCTGTCGGTGCAACCCGTTCTTGTAGGCGAACTCAGCCACTATCGGGACCTCGGTCTCCTCTATGTATTGTTCAAGTTTGACCAGCAGGGCCTTCCTGTCATGGACAAAGGGATGCCCGACAGGGCGCTTAGGACCGTCTACCTTCTTCTCCCGCTTCATTATACAGAAGTATACACCATATCACGGCTTTTTGGAAGATAGCCTAGCCCTGATCCTGGCCATGTTGGATTCGATGTCTACCTCTATCTCGTGCTTGGTATGGCCTCTCTGGCACCGAGGGCACAGGTCGCCTGAATGGTCCACGTCCAATTCAGGGTGGGTAAGGTGTATCCCGCAGATATCGCAGACGTATCGGCTCCGCATACCTTTCATGTAGGCCACAAGGTCATTCTCGGGATCTTTTGCTTCTATGAACAGCTTGCCCGCGCTGGTATTAAGGACAAAGGCTCCCACGGTCGCCAGATAGTTCTCGGACTGTTCCTCTATGTAGGCTTGTGGCTGAGTGGTGTAGCCGTACCCCTGACGGGCCATCACATCCTCGACCTTGACCTCGGGAACCTCGGTCATTATCCCGTGGCCCATCCGATAGATGGTCTTTCCGCACAGATTCCAGGCTGACAGGAAGTTTTTCTTATAGTAGACGTGGACACTTTGGGTGAGCAACCCATTGTTGGACAACACAATGGTGTCGGGATGCATATTCCCATCCATGGGCGGGCCATCGTAGTTGGGCGGTGTCTCGTGCTTGTGCTCTTCCCATATGCCGATATCACCCTCTTTATACCCAAAGATGCGCTTGATGGCCGAAATGGGCTGCGGATCGCGCTTCTTGGTGTAGTTGGTGAACCGGGATAGCTTCGCGTCAAAGCCAAAATCGACTCCGGCAAGGAACATCGTACCATAACCGAGGACGCTGGCAGCAAACATCTGGGCCGGCGGCGAACAGGCGAAGAGTGTTATCTCGGTCTTGATATAGTAGTGGAACACCGGGTTTCTCTG